AGATCAAGAAGTCTGGCCACGGTCTGGGCCACAAGGAGGCGATCCAGTTCACCTCGGGCACGCTGCCGACAGGGGTTTCTGCGAACGTGGTCTACTACGTAGACAACGAGATCACGGTTGCCACGGGAGACTGGGGCGCTGGTGGAGCCACCGAGGCCGACAGCGACATTACAATCAACGGTCACGGTCTCAGTGACGGCGACATCGTGGTGTTTGCGCACGGCTCGGGTTTGCCTACCGACGGCGGGACTGCCGCTACTGCTTTTCAGCCTAGCGACGACACCGTCTACTACGTTGGCAACGCAACCACCAACACCTTCCGGCTTTACCAAAACAGTAGTCGGACGGAGCAACTGACGTGGGACACAGCGCCTGGAACTAGCGCCACGATCACGCTGCCCAACATCTTCCGCCTGTTCTCGGATATCGCTACGCCTACGTCGGTGACGATGTCGAGCACGCCTACGGAAGGCGGTGCCTGCACGGTCACCAAGGACGACTCCTACGCCACCTTCTTCGTCTCAGACAAGGTCAGCGGGACGGAGATCAAAGCGAACGGAAGTTCGGGCCGCGACAGCACAGTGGTCTCGACCATTCCGCACTTCAACGACCTGCAACTTAAGCTGGTCGCGATTGAGCGCGGAAGCCTTACAGGTCTCCAAGCCCGCTGCATCTCGTCGGCTGACAGTTCAACGGCGGCGAACGTCGGGCAGGCTCGGGCTCTCGGGGACATCTTCAAGGACAGCACGAAGGCCCAGATCGTTTGCGACGACTGGGATGTTGCGCCTGTAGCCGGGGACAAGTTCGTCATCGAAGTCCAAGACCAAGCGGTGGACTTCAAGAAGTGGGCGATGTGGCTCCCGTGGTGCCCCTTTGAGGGCAGCGCAGGCTACGCAGGAGTTTGGTCTCCTGTTGTTCCGCTTTCAGCAACCGGCGATCTCACTGTCACAACAACAGTTCTTGCTGGTCCTGCGGGTGTAGACAGCGCCTTCTACGCTCTTCCTGGGGCCAAGGTCCAGTTCTACACCAGCGGGACGCTTCCCACGCCGCTGGTTGCGGGCAAGGAATACTACATCCATTCAGTAGAGAACGCCCTGACTTCCCCGACGTGGAGGCTGAAGGAGAACTACAGTGACACGACTGCCATCCAAGGTGACGGCGGTCTTCTTGGCTCAGGCATCCACACTGCCTACTTCCTAGACGAAGAGGGCAAGTCCAACCCTTACCCGCCGGGGTTCAACTACCCCAACCACTACGCGATCCCGCGCCAGTATCAGCCGTTTGACGGCAGGGCGCAGATCTACAAGTTCCCCGGCATCTCGTTCCACACCACGCTGGCCTACCGGATGCATGAGCATTACGGCGAGGTCTTCAACGTCGCGGTGTCGGCGATGTCGGGCACCAGCATCGGGCACAAGGAGGTCGCGCCGGGTCAGGCTACGGACAACCCTCACGGGTGGTTTGACCAGAAGCAGCAGATCTCTTGGTCTCGCGGCGAGCCCAACAACTGTTTCGGACGTCTTCAGGACGTTCTGGACGCCATCAAGACGGCGTTCGCGCAGGAGGGCGACACCGGAGAGTGCGTCGGCGTTTTCTGGGCTCAGGGCGAAGCTGACGCCTCCAACGAGCGTCTCGCCAACAACTACGAGGACTCGGCCCGCAAGCTGAAGGCGGCGATCCGCAACGAGATCAAGAGCCGCAGCTTGACCACGCTGGACGAGGACAAGATCCCGTTCATCCATCCCAAGATCAAGGAGGTCACGGCTTGGCCTTACGCCTCCACGGTCAACACCGCGATCCAAGCCTTGGCTGACGAAGATCCTTACAGCCGGACCTTCGCGGTCTCAGATCTGACCGTCCACGACGGGATGCACTACGACGGCGAGAGCATGAACACGCTCGGCGACCTGTGCTACAGCGCCTGGAAGCAGGTCGAGCAAGTTGGCTCCAAGGAAGTGGACATCTGCAACCTCGCGCTGTCCTACATCGGCGACAAGGCCAAGGTCACCAGCATCAGTCCTAGCGATGGAAGTCACCAAGCCGATCTCTGCGCTCGTTACTACCCTCTGGCTAGAGATATGCTGCTGGAGCGCCACCGTTGGGACTTCACCATTCGGCAAGTCTCTCTTACTGCCCTTAGCGCAAGTGGCAGGACTGAGTGGGATTACGCTTACCGACTTCCAGGGAACTTCGCGGGCGTCATCGCGGTCATCCCGAAGGACTCGACGGACGATCAGACCACGGAAGGCAGCATTGCGCCGAAGCCTTTCGCGATCGAGGCGAACTCCGACCTAGACCGCATCCTCTACACCGACTTGGGAGACGCGGTCTTGCGCTACCAAGCCAAGATCACGGACTCGACTAAGTTCAGCCAGATGTTCGTGCACGCTGTCTCCTGGCAGCTTGCAAGCATGTTGGCGGGCACGCTCATCAAGGGTGACGAAGGCATCGCGGCAGTTCGCAACGCCTCGCAGATGGCTGAGTTCTACTCGCAGCGGGCAGCAGCGTTCGACAGCCGGACGACCCGCGAGAAGCCGGTGGTGGACACCAACACGAACCCCTGGGATCGTTAGAGATGCCGAAGACTCGCAAGCTCCAGTTAGCGTTCTCGGGTGGCGAGATCGACACCCAGATGTATGGGCGGATCGACGCCCAGCAGTATCAGTCGGGCCTTGCCACTTGCAAGAACTGGCTGGTGGACCCGAGGGGTAGCCTGCGTCGGCGTCCTGGGATGCAGCGGGTAGCGAGCACGCTGGACAGCACGCAGCAGTCCCGGCTGATCCCGTTCACCTACTCGGTAGACCAACAGCTTGCGGTCGAGTTCTCAAACGAGAAGGCGCGGTTCCACACGGGTGGCGGCACCGTGGTCTGGGCCGCTTTCAAGGAGTTCGACAAGACTAGCATTGTTTCCAACAAGATCACTTTCACGCAGCCTCACGGGCTGTCTGACGGTGACCCAATCGTCTTCTACGCAGAGGATCGCAACTTTGCGTTCCTGCCGACGCCGTTCTCTACGGACCCTGACGGCGACTACTTTGTCCGAGTCGTAGACAGCAGGACCATTGAGGTCTACGACGACGCGACGGCGGGGTCGCAAGTTTCCATCGGCTCGGGCGCTGTAGAGGGCAAGAAACTCTACGTCTTTGAGCGTGGCACGACGGACGGCTTTGTAGGCCCTGCCCGACTCTACAAGGAGTGGGACAAGCAAGTGCCCGGCGGCGGCGGCAAGATGGTCTACCGCTCTAGCACTAGCTACAACTACTGCTTGGACTTTACGGGCGGGTTAGACCCTGGTCGTCTGAAGTTCGAGGAGGGTGAGCAGGTTGAGCTTGTTGACCAAGACGGCAACCCGATCCCCGCAGTCCCGCGCCCGCTTTACGTAGACAGGTTCCCTGGAGTCCAAGGCGCTGCTGGATGTGGGGGATCATCCCAGTCGTCTGCCTACAGTTTTGGCCTGCGAACCAAGGCTGAATACGTCGGCACTTATGCGGGTTTGGCTGTTAACTCTTGGGTCAGCAAGTTCACGATCGAGGCGGTGCTGGGCAACGCCGCCTACAACATCAACTTCATCTACGTCCGCCAGTATTACTCCAAGGGCGACTTGGTCTACTTGCCCGGCGAGACTGCGGTGGTTGCCACGCTGCGGCACAAGGTGCGTCGCTTTTCTGAGGACACAGGCAGCGCCAGCCTTAACACCACGGAGTTCAACACCAACATCACCAACAAGTCTACGGACCTAGAGGACGACGGATCGTTCAACATCCCGACGCCGTTCTTGTCTTCGGAACTGTTCGACATCGAATACGACCAGTCGGGCGACGTGGTCACGCTGACGCACCCGAACCACCCTCCGCAGGAACTGCGTCGCTACTCGAACACGAACTGGGACATCTCGGCTATCGACTTCAGTCCAAAGCTGGCTGCTCCGACCAACTTCAACGGCAACGCCGTGCGTGGTCAGGCTTACCAGATAACGCACTTTCTCAACACGTTCGACCCGACTGAGTGGATTATAGACAACGGCTCGCTTGGGAGTATTCCATTTGCTGTTGGAGACACGGCTTACATTGACAGCAGCTACTCTGTTATTGCTACAGGCTACTACAGTATTGCTAGTATCGCCTCCACAGAAATTACGGGACAAGGGAGCGCTACAATATCAGCCCCTAACAAGATCACGCTTCGCAGAGAAAACGGTGGGCTTGTTACTGGAAGCGGATCAAACACAACTCCTGTAGCACTTTCCGATCCAGCCTACATCTACTACTCGGTGTCCAACGCCGACCCTGACGAGACCTACGTCGTCACCGCAGTAGATGCGCGGAACCAAGAGTCGTTTGCCTCGGACGAAGTCACAGTCGAGAACAACGTGCTGGCATCTCCCGGCGCGAGCAACGACTTGCAGTGGGCGGCGGTAGCAGGGGCGCAGAGCTACAACGTCTACAAGAAGATCAACGGCACGTTCGGGTTCATCGGGCAGGTGGACTACGAGGAAGGCGTCACGAACTATCAGTTCAAGGACGACAACATCGGTCCTGATCTCTCACAGACCCTGCTTATCAAGGACGACGAAGTCGATGCTAGCTTTCAGCCTCGCGCCTCTGCTCGCTTTGAGCAGCGTCGTTGCTTCGGAGGCTCAGATGCTCTGCCTCGCACGCTGTTCATGAGCCGGACGGGCACGGAGTCCTCGTTCTCCTACCGTTTCCCGATCCAGCCTGACGACCGCATCTCGGTGGACCTCGCCTCCCGTGAGGCGCACGTCATCCGCCACATCGTGCCCGTGCAGGACTTGCTGATGATGACGCAGCAGGGCGAGTTCCGCGTGACGGCGATCAACAGTGACGCGATTACGCCGAGCACCATCGCTATCCGCCAGCAGTCCTACATTGGCAGCAACAGCGTTCACCCGCAGGTAGTCAACAACTCAGTTGTCTTCTGCTCCGCTAGAGGCGGCCATGCTCGGGAGTTGAACTTCCGCGTTGAAAGCCAGGGCTACCTGACGGGTGACTTGTCCTTGCGAGCAGCGCACCTGTTCGACGGGTTCACCCTCAACGACTTGGCCTACTCCAAGGCTCCGGTCCCGGTCCTGTGGTTCGTGTCCAGCAGCGGCAAGCTCCTCTGCCTGACCTACATCCCTGAAGAGCAGGTGCTGGCGTGGCACCAGCATGAGACCAGCGGGACCGTAGAGAGCGCCTGTAGCGTCTCAGAGGGCGACTACGACAACCTCTACGTCATCGTCAAGCGCGGCGACGACAGGTCGATCGAGCGCATTGTGCAAGTCCGTGAAGAGACTCTACAGGACGCTGTCTACCTTGACGCCAGCGTCAGCCACAACGGCACGAACACGGACACGAACGCGCAGTTCGAGGTCTTCAGCACCGGGCTCTACAAGGCTGGCGACACGGTCACGGTTACGGCTTACGACAGCGACCCGACTGGACCTTTCACCCGCAAGGGGTTGTTCAGCAGCGAGGACGAGGGCGATGTCTTGGAGTTCACGTCCGGCGGTCAGAAGTATCGGGTCAAGTTTGAGACGGATGTCGGCAACCAGACTTACTTCACCGGCAAGCTGCTCACGGACTGGCCGGATGCGTTGAAGAACACGGCGACGAGTTCTTGGGCGTGGGCGCGCAAGACGTTCTCTGGCTACTCGCACCTTGCGGGTCAGACCGTGACCGCGCTTGCAGACGGTTCTGTAGAGCAGTCGCTGACGGTCAACAGCGACGGTGAGA